GTCCTTTCACTCAGTTCGATGAATGGAAAGCTTTTGATGAGTCTAAAGGTTATTTTACATGTGAATACTTAGCAAGAATTGCAAACACATCTTCTGAATTGCCAGACGATATTGCAGACAAAGCAGTCGATGATGCAATTGATGAGATTTGTAGGCTAAACGTGCTTGGCATATACAGAAAAGTTAAAGAATCTGATTTCAAATAGATTCAAAGCAACAATCTTTAAAGATTAAACAAACTTTTGTAAAGTTTTTGATCTTTTTGGATAAAATTTTGGGTTTTTGATCGTTTTTATTCCAGATTTTACTCTGTTTTTAAGTTGTGACGACAACTGTACGGTCATATTTACCCCATATCCCGGTGGTTTTAAAGCATAGGGGAGGGGGTCTCGCAGACTACCCCCACCCTGTCATCGCCGGCCTCGTCAATATTTCTCCGGGGGCACTTTTTGAAAACGGTTTCCTGGATGCTTTATGGATAGGTATGTCTGAGGCTCCTTTCTATGCATGTTGTTCATATAATCTCCTTTCGATGTAGGCTAAATCTAGACGTCATAAGTTCACTTCACTCGGCCATATCTATCCATAAAGTATTCAAAAGTCGTACTAACTATTATATTCCTAGAAAGAAGTGAGTGAAACAGAGGTGAAATTCTAGATGAGAAGAATTAGAAATGACTCCGACAGAGTTCAGCCGCCTGCTAGAACTCCAGAAGGAAGAGAAAGACAGCTTGTATCCTTAGCGGTGGATCTTGCTGAGAAACAACTAAGAGAAGGAACCGCCAAATCATCAGTCATAGTTCATTTTTTGAAACTTGGATCATCTATGGCTGACCTTGAAAGACAGGAACTTGTTTATCAAACAGAAATGCTCAAGGCAAAAGCCGAAGCTATCAAATCCCAGAAAGACATTGCAGAGTTATACACGAAGGCAATCGATGCTATGGGATCTTATAGACCTAGTAAGGGTGAGGAACTTGAGAATGATTACTAAAAGCTATTCGGAGCTCCAATCGATCGACAGCTTTATGGGCCGCTTCGAGTATCTCAAGCTAAATGATAAACGAGTTGGTGAAGAAACGTTTGGATGCAATAGATACTTAAATCAAATCTTTTATAAATCGTCTGACTGGTTAAGAGTGAGAGACTTCGTAATAGTCAGAGATAATGGGTGCGATCTGGGAATGAGGGATCGTCCGATCGTTGGACCAATTATGGTTCATCACATAAACCCGATAACGAAAGAAGATCTGTTGAATCAAAGTCCAAAACTATTTGATCCAAATAATCTAATATGCTGTTCTAAGTTAACACACGACCAAATCCATTACGGTGATGGTAGTATGCTAATCCAAGACCAACCATTAGAAAGATATGAGAATGATACAATACCATGGAGGATTTAGTATATGGCAGGTAGTATGTCAGATAGTATATTAGATACTATTAAAGAAGGAATTGACATTGACCCATCTGACACTAGTTTTGATTCAAGAATAATTACTTGTGCCAATACAGTGTTCCAGATATTATACAGATTGGGTGTAAAACGTAGAGGATACCACATTGAAGGTAACCAAGAAACATGGCATGACTATGTTGGGGATGAGTACAATCTATCGTCTATCAAGTCATTCATGATCCTTAAGGTTAAGGAGATGTTCGATCCAGCAACTATATCAACAGTTGCAGAAGCAAACAGACGAGTTCTAGGAGAGCTCGAAGCAAGTATTATTATGGAGGTGGAGCATGGAGAATACATGTGAAGTTATTTACCATAGTGGTGTCAAAGGTATGAAGTGGGGAGTCATTACGTGGATTAAGAAACGCAAAATGCTTCGTAAGCTACAAGAAGGCCGAGAGAAGGCCAAAGCCAAGAAGCTTGAGCGTGAGAAGATTCTTAGAAATCCGGAACTGTTACGAAAGCATCAGTATGAGTTTTCTAAGGTTGAAATCGACGATGCACTAAACAGATTTAAACAAGATAGTATGTTAAAGGGATACATCGATGGACATTCAACAGAACCATTACGTTACATTTCAACAGCAACTAATTACGTTGAGACTGGAACCAAGTTCTTAGAAGCAGCCATCAAGCTGTCTACTCTCTTAGATAAGAATGCTAAGTAATACTGAATATCCTTACTATTATAAGCAGTTTCGTGATGCAGTAATTAATGGTGAAATACCCGTTAATGAAATGATCGAAATGCAAATGAATCGTATAGATGCTAAGATAGCTGACCCTAACATATACTATGACAAATCAGCTGTTGACGGCTATATAAGATTTGTCGAAAACGAATTAGTTCTAACTGATGGTGGTAAGATTGATGTCCTTCCATCATTTAAGCTATGGGCCGAAGACTTATACGGATGGTACTACTTTATAGAGAGATCAGTCCCTGTCCCGAATGAAGATGGACGAGGAACCCACTATGAGACTAAACGTATAAAGAAACGACTCACTCATATGCAGTACATTATAGTATCTCGTGGTGCATCAAAATCAGTGTATGCTGGAACAATACAAGCATATGAATTAGTATGTGACCCAGTTTCTATTGGGCAGATATGTGTCGCTCCTACATTGAGACAAGCCGATGAAGTAATGGCTACCTTGACGCTTTCAATGATAAAAAAGCCAGGGCCTGTTTTAAAGTTCCTTACTAACGGTTCCGTGAATAACACTACTGGGAATAAAGAGAATCAACCGAAGCTAGTTAAGGTCAAAGATGGAATCGAGAACCGACTAACCGGTGGTAAGATTGAGATACGACCTATGCGAATTGATAAGTTACAAGGTCTTCGATTGAAGAGTGCTACAGTCGATGAATGGCTATCTGGTGACATTAGAGAGAACCCAATTGAAGCAATAGAACAAGGTGGCTCTAAGTACGATGACTACATTGTTGTATGCATCAGTTCTGAAGGTACTGTTCGTAATGGTCCTGGAGATTCAATCAAAATGGAGTTACTAAAGATACTTCGTGGAGAGGTCTATGATCCGTTCACGTCCATCTTCTGGTATAAGCTTGACGACATCAAAGAAGTTGGTGATCCATCAATGTGGCTGAAGTGTAATCCAAATCTAGGATTAACAGTTCCATATGAAGTTTATCAGCAGGCTGTTGAAAAAGCTGAGCACAATCCTGCTTTACGAAATGACATTCTTGCTAAGCGATTCGGTCTTCCTATGGAAGGTTTCACTTACTTCTTTACGTATGAAGAAACCAAGCCGCATAGGCACAAAGAGTTCTGGCAAATGCCTTGTGCTATGGGTGCAGACTTATCCCAAGGTGACGACTTCTGTGCGTTCACATTCTTATTCCCTTTGAGAGCCGAAGAGTTTGGAATCAAGTGTAGAAGCTATATAACAGAATACACTTTAAGTAAACTGCCAGGAGCTTCAAGAGTTAAGTATGAAGAGTTCATTAACGAAGGCACTCTGATAGTGTTGCCTGGATCTATCTTAGACCTTAATCGAGTCTATGACGATCTGATCCAACATATAACGTCTTGTGAATATGATGTCAGAGCATTTGGATACGACCCATATAACGCAAAAGAGTTTGTTGAGAAGTGGGCAATGGATGTCAGTCCGTATGGAGTGGTTAAAGTACCACAGGGTGCTAAGACAGAATCAGTACCATTAGGCGAACTAAAGACACTTGCTGAACGTCGATCCTTATTGTTTGACCAATCCATAATGCAGTTTACTATGGGTAACTGTATTACATTCGAAGATAGTAATGGTAACAGAAAACTGTCTAAGAAACGTCGTGAGGATAAGATTGATAATGTCGCTGCGCTCTTGGACGCATATGTAGCATTCAAACAAAATCGAGACTTATTCGAATAGGAGTTATGATTATGAATAATGATGAGTTATACCACTTTGGTGTTCTTGGTATGCGATGGGGTGTCAAACTGTCTAGAGATTATAGACATGGCGCTAAAAATCGTATAAAGGAAATCAAATCAAAAAATAAAGTAACAGATGTTAAGTCGTTTATGAATCGTCATAAATTGATTAAACGTGCTAAAGCTGATGCCAGAATTAAAGCTGCGCAGAGATTGTACCCAAAGGTTCAGAAGTCTACTTTGTCGAAAGTAATGAAAGAAAATCTTGGTAAGTCTATTCTAAAATCAGCTTTGATGGGTTCGTATGGATCACTTAAATATAATGAATCTAGAGGTAAGAAGTTTAGTAGAATTAGATCATGGTTAGTTGGCAATGAAGCTATGTCATTGAATCTATTCTCTATTGGTTATGCTTCTAGACGAGATTATAGTGACAACCGTATCGCTAGAGATAGATATAATCCGGAGGACTACAAAAATGGAAAATATTGATGACACTCAAGAACTGTATCACTTCGGCGTTCTTGGCATGAAATGGGGTATCAAACGCAATCGTGAAAGAACCCTTACAAAGGCTTATGACAAATATAATAAGCTTTTGGGAAAAGGAAATAAATATGATGTTAAAGCGGCTAAGTTAAATTACAAAGCGGCAAAACTCAAAGCTCGTGGTAAATTTGAAAAGGCTATGAAGTTTGAAGGCAAAGCTGCTAAGTTAACTTATAAAGCTACTAAGCGTCGTCAAAAGGCTGGCAAATGGGCTAGAAAAGCACTTAAGATTGCATACAATCAAAAGCTGACTAAGTATGATGCTCAGTCGGGTTCTGCTGGAGCTTTATTCCTAAGCAAATATAACGCAGAAATGAATAGATAGTTTAGGAGGCATTACATGGCTAAAGAGAAATTTGGCACTAGGCTAGCGCATGCCTGGGATGCCTTTATGAACAAAGATCCAACACCCTACACAAGCAGTAGTGGAGGGATTATTTCATCATACCGCCCAGATATAAGATATGTTCGAGGCGGAAATGAAAGATCTGTCGTTACGGCAGTATATGATCGTATTGCAACAGACGTATCTATGCTTAGTTATCATCATGCTGAAATTGATGAAAATGGTGCATTTAAGAAGATTATTAAATCAAAGTTGGATACATGCTTATCGCTATCTGCTAATTTAGACCAAACTGGTAGGGATTTGATAAAAGATAGCGTGGTCTCTTTATTTGATGAAGGGGCTATTGCGATTGTTCCAACATTGGCAACTATCAATCCAAAAGATACTGATGCGTGGATGCCTATTGAATTACGAACTGGTAAAATCGTTAATTGGTATCCGTACGAGGTTGACGTTGAAATATATAATCCTTACACAGGTATGTTTCAACAAATGCGGTTTGAGAAAAAGAAAATCGCAATTATACAAAATCCCTATTATCGCATAATGAATGCTAATGGGTCCGTTGCAAAACGATTAATGGCGAAACTTAGTTTGGGTGATGTCTTCGATGAGCGTATAGCTTCTGATAAGATGAACTTAATTGTCCAATTACCATATGCCGTATCATCTGGACTTAAGACTGCTGAAGCAAAAGCAAGAGTAAATGACTTAACGGCTCAAATGCAGTCAAACCCGTATGGTATAGCATACATTGGAGTTAATGAAAAGATAACCCAATTGAATCGAGCTATTGACAATGGCATTAGAGATAACATTAAAGAATTGAAAGAAATGTTATACTCTCAGTTGGGAATAACACAAGAAATTATGGATGGTACTGCTGATGAGCAGAC